GAAGGAAAAGCTTGGGCAAAACGTACTTTTGACACATATCCTTCGGCTTATGCAAATATGGCCGCATCTAAATATTGCAAAGATCCAAACTATGCAAAAGGCTCTAAAAAGAAAAAACGAGTAAAAAAAGCAGGCGGTGGATTAGTCTTCAACGTGAGAGGTCAGGGCAGAGTCATGTCCGATAGAATGAGATAATGGGCCAACTGAAGCAGTGGAGAGAACAAAACTGGGTTAGAATTGGTACGGACGGTTCTATCAAAGGACCGTGCGGAACAAGCAAAAACAAAAAGAACCCTGATAGATGTTTGCCTAAAGCCAAAGCTCAAAGTTTATCAAAAGCAGAGCGTGCCAAAACAGCTCGTAAAAAGAAATCTGCTGGAGCAAAAGGTAAAACTGTCGTAGCAAATACTAAGAAAGCAAGAGTTTCAATGGCAACAGGAGATGTTGCACGTATACAAAATAAGACAAATAAAAAAAATGGATTCATAGCAAGAGGCTGTGGTAAAGTTATGAGTAATCGTCGTAAAGTTACGACTATATCGTAGGAGAGAAATATGGCTACAAAAGCAGATAAAGAAATGGAAGCCAAGTTGAAGGCCAGGCAAAATGCCAAAGTAAAACCAGACGAGCCTGTTGAAGAAACAAGAATTTATTTAAACATGCCTAAGAAAAAGGCTGCAAAACCAGCTGCGAAAAAACCAGCTGCCAAGAAAAAAGCAACTAAGAAAAAGTAGAGGTTTAAATGTATAAAAGAACAAAAGGTTATGCCGCAGGCGGCAAAGTCAAAAATAAAGGTATGCGTAAAGGCGGCGTAGCTACCAAAGGTATGCGTAAAGGCGGCGTAGCTACCAAAGGTATGCGTAAAGGCGGCGTAGCTACCAAAGGTATGAAAAAGGGTGGTGTGACCACCAAAGGTATGCGTAAAGGTGGATATGCTTCCAAAGGCATGAAAAAGGGTGGCCCTATGAAATCTAAAGGATACAAAAGGGGCGGGAAAGGTAAGCCATAGGTGGCTTATTTACAAAGCAACATCCCACATTTCAAATGTTGGGTTAGAAGAGAATACACACATAACCATGAAAAATATCATGGTGAGTTTCTACATGCTATGGTTGTCGCTGTTACAACTATGCCGTGTCGTTGTTTAAGTTTTCAAGTCATATTTACAGGTATAGAAGCTGAAGGCGAAGAAGAAGATACGGTTCACGGAGGCGCTATGTGGGCTAGGATGCCTATTACTGCACTTGTAGGCGATACACCTTTTGAACATTGGCCAGAGCCAATGGCTGTTCACGATGCACAACCTTGGGATTGTTCCTCTCACCATCATGCAGTTTACGTTATAGATAGAGCAACGCCCTGTCCTTGGATGGCAAAGATAGATGGCAATTTTTATCCAGCAAAATATTTATTTACAGTAGACTATACCGAAAGCGAAATAGCAGACGATCCAGCACAACATAAACAAAGTCATGTGCTAGAGCTTTTAGATGCAGGAGAATGGACAGGAAATATAGTAGCTTTACCAAATAATAGGGTAAGAGTTACACATCCAGCCTGGTTCGAGACTGGTTCAGGCGCACCTGATTTCAAACCGTCTGCACATATACATTATTCAAAGTCTGATTTAGACTATACCTTGGACGTAAACAGAATTTTTGATAATCTATATGCAGAGGATGAGTAATGGCACTTTCAGGCAGCACTAATTTTGAACCTAATGTAACCGAGTTTGTAGAAGAGGCTTTCGAGCGTTGTGGTATAGAACTCAGAACAGGTTATGATCTTAAAACAGCCAAAAGGTCTATCAACCTTATGTTAGCAGAATGGGCTAATAGAGGTTTAAATCAATGGACGATTGAACAAACTACACAAGCATTAACAGAAGGCACATCTAGTTATTCTTTAAACTCTAATGTTATTGACATATTAGATATGTCCTTACGAAGAACAACAAACAACGAAACAACTGATACAAGCATGAACAGAATAAGTCGTGCTGAATACTTAAATATACCAACTAAGGATACTAAGAGCAGACCATCTCAATTCTTTTTTGACAAGCTGACCACACCCGTTATAAAAATATGGCCCTCTCCTGAAAACTCTACTGACGTTTTGTTATTTAATAAAATAGTACGTATGGATGATGCTGATACAGCTATCAATACCGTAGATATGCCTTTCAGGTTTTATCCTTGTTTTGCTGCTGGTCTAGCGTATTACATATCTCAAAAAAGAGCGCCAGAACGTACACAAGTTTTAAAAGCTGCTTACGAAGAAGAGTTTAGGAGAGCAGCCGACCAAGATGAAGACAGGGCATCATTTCGTATCAAACCTTCAATGAGGAGTAGTTATTAATGGCCTACGCTGTTGGCAAATTTGCAAAAGCCATCTGCGATAGATGTGGTTTTGAATATAAGTTACATGAGCTACGTGAAGAATGGAACAATCTTAAAACATGTCCAGATTGTTTTGAGCCTAAAGCTCCTCAAATAGATCCAAGACCAGTAGTTTCAGACCCAGAAGCGTTATACAAACCAAGACCAAATAATGATTTAGAAGTTGGTGAAGGTTTTGTAGTAGTGTCTGATCCAAGTAATTTTAGTTCATCAAGTATCAATTCATTTTCGATGAATTCTTCAATATTAGGTTCTAATTTTTCTACTCCTAAAATGACAGCAACTTTAGGAACAGTTACAATCACAACATGACTTATACTGAATTAACTACTTTGATAC